CTCAAGAATCTACTCGTTATTGTAACTATGGTGGAGATGATATTCAATTTATCGAACCTCCAATTAAACAGGAAAGTGAATTACATCGCTGGAAATGTTCATGTGAAGATATTGAAGAAGATTATCAAATGATGATCAGAAATGGTGTTACACCTCAAATGGCTCGTTCAATTCTTCCAAATAGTTTGAAAACCGAAATTATTATGACGGCGAATTTCCGTGAATGGAGACATTTCCTCAAACTTAGAATGGGTAAAGCAGCTCATCCACAAATTCGTGTTATTGCAAATCAAATTTATGATTGGTTCAATGAAAACTACCCAATTATTGTAGAAGATTTAGGAGTATAATTATGACCAAACAAAAGAAAGAACAAACACCTGGTGCATCAACTCCAGGTCAATATGCTATTCCAAATCATGTTAAAGAATTACAGGATCTAATTGAATATCGAAATATGAATTTTGCTCAAGGTAACATTATTAAAGCTATCTATAGAGCAGGTTATTGTGATCATTCAGATGAACTACGCGATGCAGTTAAAACGATGTGGTTTGCACGCCGTGAAGTAATTCGTCTCTATATGAAAAATGGAATGACTATGGAAGAAGCCATAACTAAAATTAATAATATTGACTTCTAAGTAGATAATTTCTTCTCTGGGCACAATAGAGGCGGCTAGTAATAGCCGCCTTTTTAGTGTTTATGTAACCATGAAACCTAGTGCAGTAATTTCATCATCAGCATTATATTCTGGTTTAGATGTAACTCCATTAAATGCTTCAGTTGCATTATTAGGATCTTTATCATGAATCTCTTTATAGATTTTATCAATAAAATCATCCATACGTGTTTGTTCAGCTTCGAATGAGAAATCGAATTGAGTTAATTGGCTTGGGAATTGTTCAATACCAAGAATTTCAAATTGAGCATCATAGAAGTATTCAATATTTGATTGTTTCAATACATATAGTGCCCAAACTGCTGCCATAACATGATCATCATGTTTACCCTTGGTGGCTCTATAAGTAAATGTTGTACCAGTTGTAGCCTTTTCAAAATATTCCAATTCATTAAGTAGTTGCTTATTTCGAATGATAATATTAAGTTTAGGATGATCAAAATAATCTCTAAATGTTTGACATGCATTAATTTTAACTTTATTTCCGCTTAAGATACCAAGTTTTCTATGACCAATAGAAGCAATATTATCGTATTCATAAATAAGATGTAAAAATTCTACAACAGTTTCACCCATATTATTTGCTTCAACCATGATAGGTGCTTTATTATACATCAATCCAAGTTTAGCTAAAAGATAAGCTAATTTTGGTGGTGTTATTTTATTATCACTAAAATAACATACTTCAGCGATTTTTTGAGTTGGATTAGTAATATCAAATATACTAATAACACTATAATCATTACCTGTACCATCAGCAGGATCACATCCAATTACATAACATTTATCACGTTCTGGTTTTTCATACATTTCAATTCTAAATTCATGAATCCCAAGAAAGACAGTATCAATTGGATTTTCTATGAGCCATTTTCTGCGCTTAGGAATATTCTCTAAGTTAACTAATGTATATGTTGAACCTAAGAATTGATTACCAAACTCTTGATTGAATTTCTTCATATCATAGTTGAATGATACTAATTGTGTTTCTTTCCATTCTTCATCACGACCAGGAACATCCCACCAATCAATTTTAAATTGTGTCCAAGAAACTTTATCATTACCTTTTCCTGTAATAGCACCATTGTAAGTTTCATAAAATAAATTACCAGTACCATTTGGAGTTGAAACCATAACACATTTTGTATTTTTGGATGATGAAATAATTGGATAAACTGATTCCCACAACTTATTCATAATATTAACTGGAATAAAAGCCGCTTCATCAATAAGTAGGATATTACATGATTTTGAACGAGCGGAGTCAGCGGTTGTTGACGAACCCTGGATAATACAACCATTGGACAGTTTAATTTTTCCCTTATTCCATTCAACAACACTTGGTTTTAACCATTTTGGAAGTAACTCAAATGCCATAGCGATTCTGCTCATGATTTCTAAAGCTGTTTCCTGTTTGTTGGCAATGATAAGAATTCGTTTATCACGATTGAAACACATTAGCCAAGTAGCGAAAATACAATATGACGTTGTATTATGAGATAGGATTCCATTTGTATAAAATCTACGATTTGATTCTTCAGTAAGCTCAATATCATACATATTTTTAAAGTCATTTGAAATTTCAACTGATTTTACTAAATCCGGCCCATCAATCGTATACAACTTATCAATACCTACATCTAAATTTTTAATAAATTTTTCTTCTAATTCTGATGTAAATACAATATGATCATCAGCAGCTTCTAAAACTTTGCCTGATTCTGTTGTTAATTTATATACTTGATATGGTATTGTTTCATGTACTAATTCAATATCTTCCCATCCAGTATCCGTTTCAATTTCATAATCAGACGCATCCCAATTACGTGTAAATTTCTTTATTCGTTGATCCATTCTATACATTCCTTTATAATCCTATCAGGATCCTTTTTGTAATCATATTCTTTAATTCTGAAAATTTTCAAATTTGGCATAGCTTCTAGAATTTCATCTGTTCTTTCTTGATCTCTACTGATATTACCACGACTTTCTCCATGCCAATAATCTCCGTCAAATTCAATAGCTTTACCAAGTTCAGGTATATAAAAATCAAGCAATCTAAATGTTTTAGCAGTTTTAACTCGAAATTCTTTATTTTTTTTATCGTTTCTTTTTCCATTATCATTTGAACCAAAAAATACATTATTAAAATAATACCCAAACATAATAAGTATAATTGAAAACCTCAAAAAAAGTAAAAATAAAAAAGCTGAATGAGTATAAAAAAAAGTCACAAAAACTAAAACTAAAAGATAAAAACGTAGATACAAATATTAACAAAGAGAAAATATAATAAATATATACACAACAAAAGACGACAAATAAAATAAAAAAAATAAAATTTCAAAAAATAAAACA